GCAATGGATCTTTTGTTTGCGTCCTCCCAGTCTTTCTCGCTGTCAGCCGGGATTGCTCCCTCCTCCAAGACCCACGGGTTCTTCGGTTGCATTGCGACAATCTCTGTTTCCGCACTGCGCCAAAAATTATACATAACCTGCGAATCTCTAGCGTCCGCAATCATTGACCGGAACCACCTGTACCCACGAGACACGACCTCTTCACCCCACACCGGGATGATCGGGATGTTGTCACCGGGCCACTCCGACTCTTCGATTATTTCCTTGCCTGTGATAATTCTTTTTACGACCTTGGTTCCTCGAACCATCCGCGACTGCATTGCTGTTAGACCACGAATCTCAAAGAAGTACGCAATAATGTCTTCATCGTCCGCATCCTCTGGAACCATTACTCCCATTGACTCTGCCCACTGCCGAGCGAGTCCGGGGATATGATCTTTTCTGATCGCCTTGGTGTCAATGATCTCACCGTCAGGTCGTTGGTAACCGAATCCTTTAATCAGCCAGAGTTCATGCTCTTCCTCTTCCTTGCAAAAATACTCTGCGACTCGAACACCGTGGTCTGTGTTTTTCCAAACATTATAAATGTCGTCTTGTGATCCCCCATCGAAGTCAATCGGTTCTGCGTCTGGGTACATCTGTTTGAATTCTGCTTCCGGGTAAAGCGAAGAAATAAATCCGTACTTCCAGTCAGCCGCATCAAACCCTTCGGTGGTTACGTCCCAGTGAACGGTAAGCGGATCCATAATACGGCGGACTACCGCTTCCATATCGAAGGCTTGTTCGTGTGCGTATTGGATGTCCACCCGCATAAACCCAAACCCCCCGCTGACCGCACAATCGATGCCTGTGTCGAATGCTTGGTCAGCGTTTGAGTTTCTCATGATCGCTCTTATGATCCCATTCAAAACTCTAGCGGTGTCAGGATCTGCGCCATTGTCTACTGGGTTGACCACTATCCCCGGTTTGTTCTGGCGTGACTCGTTGACAACCTGACGAATGAAGGAGGGCAATTTATTTATCGTCAGGCATGGGCGTGATTCTTCATGCCTAGCTTGAGATACTGCCTCGTCCCACTGATCTCCTAAACGACCAAACTCTATATCCTGTTCGTACTTAATGCGGTTATGGTCAGAATTGTCATCGGAGTCCTTGAACCTTTCAAGGGCAAGATCTAAATCTGTAGAACCCGTGTTATACCCAGCCTCCGTATACATTCTTTTTTTGCCGGGATTTCTTCTATCGTTTGCTTCTGAGTTGTCGTAAGCCATTATGTTACCCAAAAATAAAGGCCACTGATTGCGGGAGGGAGGAGGTTCATGAAAAAACCTTGTAGCACCTGCGTTCAGTGACCTTCGTGTTTTACGATTCGGTCTTGTCTATTAGAATGTCGGCTTCGTTGCGGTACTGCCTTCTTACCTCTATCGTCACATCGCCCGTTGTTCCGGGCTGTCTATGAATAATAATCCGATTAACCTGATCCGCCTTTTTAAGCAGACCCTCAATATATTCTATAGCAGTTTCTACTTTCATTTATCCCTCGTCAAGTAGATTTCATCGTTTTTCTTGTTTTTTTTCTCTTTGCTGATTTTTTCATCGTATGCGTCTTCTAATTTATTACCCAGCACGTTCCCCAAGGCATTAGCCGTGGTGCTAAGAGCTAGGTCGCCCACAGCCGAACACCCTGTTAACAGCAACAATATAAACACCAGATATTTCATACCTTTCTCACTTGCTCTCTTCTTTTGTCATTATTAAATTCATCGAAAAACTTCTTCTGCGACCGTCCCCTTCAAACGGATAAACCGTGTGGTTTAGCCACCCCGGAAAGATATAGAAGTCCCCGACCTGTGGCCTGAACATCAAGCTGGAATTGTTCAACGCCGTTGGCGTTCCGTATGAGAATTCAATACAACCGCTACTGCTCCAATCGTCCTCTGGCTCCGCGATCTGCTTCGGCACTTCAAGATAACCGACGCAACTGAGCAGGCAACCGGGATGGCTGTGCATGGGATTGTATTCGCCTGCCACCTGACTGACGAACCAACCGTCAACCAGTTCTATTTTATGCTTCCCATCAACCTGATAGATCCCAACTGACGAGGCCAATGTAGATCGTTGGTGATACTCTTTTATAAACTTGCCTAACTTATCAATTACTTTCTTGCCAGTGTTGCCGTCGAACACAGGTTGGTCTTTAATCACCCCGGCTAAATTATGTCCGAAGTCTTCGGTTGTTTTCCCCATGCCGTGTTTCATGTACTCGACCAGATCATGAGACATCATTGTCTTCCCGATCAGTGGGCCGAATGGAGCAACGAACCCACGCTCGAATGCTTGGTGAATTAGTGGGACTTGGTTCTTCATTCTCAATTTGGCAGACGGTTTCTGTTTTATCACTTCAAATTTTTTTTTATCTGCGTCCTGTGGCTTCATGTAAATGTTTTCCTGTTTTTTTATATAGCTTCTACGATCTTAAATGCAGAAAAAGCTTTTTTTTTCGTGCGTTTAAAAACGTGAGGTGCTGTTTTAGCCCTTCAAATAGCCTTGAAACGGTCGTTCTCAAAAAGCCATATGGTATAATGTGTATGTAATCATTAATAATCTTTAAAGGAGAAATTATGAAAGCAAAACAAAAGTTGGTCAGGTACTACAAGGACGGATGGCGAATCGGGATCTACCAGAAACAAGGCCCGGTCTGGATTCACATCCTCCGCATCAAGGCTGGCGGTCTTCGCGCACCATTCAAGATCCCGGTCAATTCTAAACATCAGATCCTCTATCGATAAGGAGAAACATTATGAAAACATCTACACTTCTTGAAGTTGTTACGGCTCTTACCGAAAACCCTGAACTGTTGGACGGTGACGGACACGCGATCCTCGCCCCTGACTACTACACCGAGCTTGGCATCCCAGCCGAGTTCCTCGATGGGTTGGAAAAAACCATCAAGTCCAACTTCAAAGATCACAAGCAAACGATCTATGTAAATGGCGAGGCCGTCAAATCACTTCGTGGGATTTGGAACCTCGACTTTCTTTACAGGGTTGCCTCGTCACTCGGGGTTCAGCACAATGCGATCAACAAGTACGGGCGCGGCAGTCAAGCCAGTGTCATCTGCTCCGCAGTTAAAGATGCGTTGCCCCAACTAAAGATCCAAGTCGCGCATTCCCTCTAACCCTGCCATCCTACCACTGGTCGCCTGCGCCCCTGTTTCTTGGGGCGTGGGATCTCCAGCATATCTCGAAACAATTCTGTGAATCCCCAGACCATCCAGTCAACTCTGTCCGGGGATCCGTCCCCCGCGTAACCGCCTGCTGTCATCTTACACATCTGCTCTTCCAACTCTGGATGCGAACCCACATGGCTAATAAGATCCCTCTCATAAAGCGAACTGATCGGCTCTGCTCGGACGTGTTTACCTCGGCTGGCACGAACTTCAATAATAGGTATTCCGGGCCGCGCCGTTTCCAAAGTATGTCTGCACATATCTCCGCCCTGATTGACTTCGATGACGATGGCATCCGCTTGCCACTTGTCATAAAGCGCAACCGCCTTGGTTGACCATTGTCTTGGAGTGCCAACCTGTGACCAATCATCTAGGACGTAGCCTCGTTTGTCAGTTCCGATGCCAACGCATCCAATGCCGTTTTCATCCGAGTGGGGTTCATCACTGACTGCCGGGTCAACTGACACAACAATGCGTTCAAGTTCTGGTAGCTCTCGTCTTCGATTTCTATTAATAGATTCCATCGACCAGATTGCCCCGACAACTTGAGGCTCATACCCGCCCTCCCAAATGTGATTGAACCTTTGCGGTTTGTGTTCTCTGTCGAATTCAAGTTCACTTTTTAAAACCTCTGGGAACCACGGGTTATCTTTCCATCCGACTTTCTTGTGAATCGTATTAGGTGGGGTGACCGCACCGTTGAACAACTGATCGACTGCGTCGGTTGCGTTTCTTGGGTTCCAACTGAACCACAGTTCTGATCCCTCTTCACGGATGGTGGGGATGAGGATCTCAAGAGAATGAGCCGAAACAGTCTGCGCCTCCTCAATCCAGACTCGGTCAAGCCCTTGGAAACTTTTAATCTGATCGACCGTAAGTGTGCCAAGACCATGAAATAAAAACTTCGTCCCATTGCTTCCTTTGATTTCAGTCTTGGTCGAAGTGTAGTAATCAGCAAATCCCATAGCCGTGATTTCATCGTCAAGAAGTTGCTTAACAGATTCAGTGATTGACTTTTGCACTTCACGAGCGCACAAAATTCGGAGAGGAGTCCACGTTCCTGTGGCGAGCAGAACCTTGGCAAACGACATTGACTTAGCAGAGCCCCGGCCTCCTTCAAAAGCCTTGTAACGATACGGCTCCAGTAAGTCCATAAAGACATCAGGGATTTTAAGGTCTGTCGAAACATTCATCAGTCGCCTTCCCATTCCGGTTTGTTTACTTTCGTCCACTGGCCCTCAAAGTCCTCCTTCGGGATTGGGTAGTAGACGGGGCTATCGGTTTTTATATCGTAACCCTTAACGATGTAGTCGCCCGGTCGTACAGTGTTAATGCCTAACCGACCCAAGGCGCGGGTTGCTGACACCACCCCAGCCTCTTTGACATCGCCCGGTTTATTCCACTGCTCCGCTTCCACCATTTCTGTCTTTAGATATGTGTCCATTGGCCCCGTTCCTTTTCACGTTGATGGGGAACGTCACTCCGTTGATGGTTACCTCTTTCCTACCGTCCTGCAACTGCTCTCTGTTCTCCGCCTGCACCAGAGTGATGTTGACAACTGGCTTTTCATTTTCACCTAAACCGATGGGAGCATCTTCTTCGTATTTGTTAAGAAGCTCAATCGCCTTGGTGTCACCAGTGAGAGCCTTTGCTACCGCCACCGTTGCGATCACGTTTGAGGCTCGCCTGTCGGTCATATCAAAACCTTTCTTTGTAAGTTTGTCAATGATTTCAGCGTAGCCAAGATCCTTTGCAAGCAAGCGTCTAGCGCAAGCCGCGATCCCATCCTTCGCGCCTCTTGGTCGCCCTGCCGGGTTACCTGACTGGCCCGGAACATAAGGGATCAAATCCTCTGCGCTCATAAAAACCTCACGTCATCATTTGGCACTGGAATATCGTCCGCGTTGCGTTTGCTAAATGACATCCTTAATCTCTTTCCACCCGCCTTCCGTCCAGCTTTGCGCCTTGCCTTGTCTTCGTCACTTCGTACCAGTTCCCTAGCAATTACGTTGGCGCAGTCAGGGTCACCGCCCTGCTTTACCATTTTATTGCGCTCGTAGTTTACTGCTCGCTCTCTGTCCCGGCTGTACCCCATCACTCCTCCTCGTTGTTAGGCTTAAACTCATGCTGACACTTCGGGCAAACGACTAGAGCCACTCGACTAGGTTTCCGCCCACACAGTTCTCCGGTCGAGTCCTCTCCGGTAAGCTCATAGTCGTCGCCCAAAATGATCGCTAGTTCTTTGTCTGAAAATATACCATCAAATATATTATTTATATCGGAAAAGACGGAGTCGAAAGCGTGGGAACGGAGGCTTCCTAGAACCCCGGTGTC